GGTAGAGCCTGCAGATCACGTCGCCGGCATCGCTCGCCGCCCGACCGGCGATGCGCAGATACGGCATCTGTGCCCCGGCATCCTGGCTGAGCGTGAGCGTGCGGTTGGGTGCGCTGCCAGCCTGGTTGGCTGTGCCGCCGGTCAGTTTGGCGAGCACCTCCAGGCTGATACCGCCGCCTTCCATCTCCCACTCGGCCCCCGCCACAAACCCCGCTGCGCCCACCAGGTGGCCATCGGCCTCAAAACGGGCCGTCTCCAGCAGCGGCGTGACGTGCATCATCAGCGCCGCCGGCAAGAGTACCTTGTTCGCACCTGCCGTGTCATAGAGGGCGATTTGGCGCAGCCCGAAGGGAGTATCACCATACCCGGCCAAAGCATTACCCCCTGTTCACCGTCGCCACGTATCTCGACATAATTGCTGGTACGCCCAGCGCCTGCATCTCCATACCTAGCAGGTCGTTGACGTGCCGGACATCCCACAGCCCACCGCTGCCGGCCAGCGTAGCCCGGTGCAGCAGCTGGTAGGCCCGTATGCGCGCCGCGTCGATGGCGGCGCTGCCGGACTGTTGGTAGAACCAGACCGTCACGAACAGCCGTGAACCATCGGGGTGCGGCCCGGCCGGCTGCTGCGTCTCGGGTTTGACGATGGCGCATGGCTTCAGTTCGCTATACCCGTCGTACGCTGCCGGCGTCGCCTGGCGGGAGATGTCGGACACCTCCGCACCGTCGTAGATGCCGCCGGTGAGAATGGCGCTGAGCTGCGCATCGCCCTGGAGGGCAGCGAAGATGCTGTCATAGGCGCTCATGCGAAGACCTCGCGAAGCAACTGCATGAGGGGCTCGTAATGCGCTTCCATGGTTTTCATCACAATGCTGTACTTGCCCGAATTCGCGATTTCCAGCCAAAGACCATGGGAAATCGTCGCCCCGTGGCTTAGATAGATAGTCACGACCTTCGCCCCGAAGTCTGCCTCCGACGTGCCAAACAGCCCCGTCCGTGCATTGCCGGTGCGGTCCGTCCAGGGTGCGTCGGCCTTGGCCTGATTCTGCATCTGGGTGGCCACGTACTGCGCCACCGCTGCCACCGCCTGGAGCACACGGTCGCCATAGCGTTCGATGGCCGTCGCCAGCTCGCTTGGGGGCGTGCGCCAACGGATGCCTGCCTTCTGCTGTGGCATCAGTGCACCTGCCTGGCTTGCGCCTGCGTGCCATGGTCCCGGTTGGGATGAATGGCAATGACCTCGTACAGCGCCCCACCGACCGTGAACTTGTCGTTCGGCTGGATGTCGAGGGCCACGTCGCCCACCACCACCACCGCACCCACTGCCGCCTGCAAGCCGTCGGTGTCGGTGACGCCGGCCTGCACGTTGCCGCCGCGGGCGATGCGCACGGTCTGCGCGGCCAGTGTCGCACCGTTGCGACGAATGGCAATGCTGACCGGACGGTCGTCGCGGATGTCCTGCAGGTCGGCTGTTATCCGAGCGCGGTCGCTGGCCGTCAGCACCTAGACCTCCACTCCCACCGCATAGGGGCTCTGCCTGTACCGGGATCCGTAGCCCTGCAGCGGGCGGATAGCGTTCTGGTAGTTAGCCAGCGCCGCACTCGCCTGTGCCTGGATGGCCGCACCCTGGCCGCGCTTGTCGACAGATTCGTCGCCGATCTTGTAAGACCAAGCATCGCCGGCCGTCGCATTCGCCTGCTCCATGAGCGCCAGATACTGCCCGTACAGCATCGCCACTCGGGCGCCGTTCTCGCTGAGCCGCGGGTAGACGCCGCTTGTGGCGACGTGCTGGGCCGCATAGCGCAGTGTGCGTGCGGCGCTGTAGGTGGGCACCGGGTCCAGGCGCAGTGTGCCGCCTTCGATGTAGTGCGTCTCCTCCCAGCCGGCGCCCATAGGAATCAGGCCGCCGTTGCTCACGATGACGCCGCCCTGGACAGGCAGGCCCGCCAGCTCTATCTCATACAAGAAATCAGCCGGCAGGTCGTAGGTGGCCTGTCCGGCAGCGACCTGGATGGTTACGGCCGTGATGACGGGCACGTCCTGGCTGAGCTGCTGCACGGCATCCTGAGCGAGGCGTTCGTAGTCGCCGGGCACGCCATTACGGGCGGGCGCAGCGCGCTGCAAGCGGTCGGCAAGCTGGGCGATCGAGATGGTCATCAGTCCCTCTTCAGTGTGGGGAGGTTTAGCGCCTCCCCACGTTGTTACCCGTTACTCTGCCATCCAGCCGGTCTAGGCAATCTTGATGTGCGCCGTCTTCTGCTCAACGGTGATCATCGAACCGTTGAACTCTTCGGCGTAGTACTGATCCGCCCCCTGCAATTTCCCGTTGTTGTAGGACGGGAACGGGCCCTTGAACGTCATGGGCTGGTAGATGCGGTGGGCAATCAGCTCGCGGTGCACGACCTGTGCGTACGTGTCCGGGTATTCCGGCGAGGCGTACACAGGCAGGCCCTTGACCTGACCGACAAAGCCGGCGCTGTTGATCTGAGCGTTGGAGAAGCCCGTCAGCTTGAAGCCGTCCCAGTTCGACAGCCGGTCGGAGTTCGTCACCGACATGATGATGCTGGTGGGCACGTAGAACCGGTTGTACACCTTGACCTTGGCGATGCCCAGGTACTTGACGAAGAGGTCCAGCGCATCGGAGCCGCTTGTCCAGGTGCCGCCGGAGTTGCTCGCCTGCTTGAGGCTGGCGGCAAGGCCCTTGTACAGCACGCCCTTGTCGATGGTGCGCTGCACGAGGCGGGCCAGGTTGCCCAGGGTGCGGGTCACAGCATCGTAGCCGAGCTGGCTGCGGCTGAACACGATGGCCTCGTTGCTGATTTGCATGGCCAGGCGGTCAGCGGCGATGTCGAGCTGCGCCGACACGAGCGAGTTCTTAGCCCGCTCGATTTCCACCATCTCGCCTTTACGGAAGGCGTCGTAGGTGTAGGAAATCTTGACGGACTGTGCGTTGGTGATGGTCGCCAACACCCAGAAGCGGCCCTCTTCGTAGTCAACCAGGTAGTCGGTGCCCTCGACATAGGTCGGGGAACCGGACGTGTGCTTGACCGTCACGGTGCCGGGCTGGAGCCGCTTGTTGGCGACGGAGAACCAGGCGGTCGTGGAAGCGGACACCGCTTCATCGACCACTGCCGGCGCTGCGCCGGACTCACCAGCGTAAGACTCGTAGTAGATCTTCGCCGGCGCCATGTCGGTGACACCGAAGTCGTAGACGTTGGCCGCCACCAGCTCGGGGTACGCCTGCTCAATGAGCATGCGGGCCACGCTGTAGGGCAGGTTTAGGTCTGACGTCTGCTCGGCTTCCTCAAACGCCCGGGCCTCTGCCAGCAGCTTCTGCTGGTTGATGCGGTCGTAGCGTTCCAGGACACGACCGGTGTAGATGCCGGCCGGCGTGATTGCCTTATCGTCGCTCATGTGGCGACCCTCGCCGGCCTTCTGCAGCGATTCGGTCAGTTCCCAAGCGGCACGGGTGAACTCAGGCTGACCCGTCTCACGCTCGAACACCGGGCCCTTGACCTCGACTGTGCCACCCTTGCCCATGGTGCCCAGCTTGGCGGCGCTGACGATGGCGTCATACTCGACCCGCTTCTCCACGACAACGGCCTTAACCGCGGCGGCGTCTGCCGGCTTGGCAGCGCGCACCGCTTCGACGAAGGCGCCGTTCAGGGCGTCGCCGTACTTCAGGTCCTTGGTCGATTCGACGATGGCCGTCTCGACCGCTTCCGCCTGCTTGCGGGCGGTCAGTTCCGCCTGTGCCTTCTGCGCCTCTTCCAACTGCGCAGCCTGTGCTGCGAACGCCTTCTTCGATTCCTCCAGTTCGGCCTGGAGCTTGCGCTGCGATTCCTCGAGCGCCTTCTTCTCTTCCTCAGTCACGGTAGTTGTCTCCTGTACTGGTGTGCCTTCGTCCTGCTGCGCTTCCACGATGGCCCCGTTGGGGTCGGAGGGTTGCGCTACCAGGTCGAAACCTTTGATCGTTAGTTCGGTCACCTCCTGCACGCTCTCCCCGTCCAGCTGGATAGCGCGAGATGTCCCGTAGCCGCGCATCGAAACGCCGATAGGAACGCCGTTCTCGACAAGCACCTGCACGTCACGGCCCTTCGCGGTGGGCAGGATGACGCCTTCCAGAAGCACCCGTCCAGGTGCGTCCAGGGATGCCGCCTGCCACTTGACTACCGTCTCCAGGATGTTGGCGCGCTGGCCCTTGTCGGACGGATGTTCCGCCTCGCCCGTCGCGATGAGATTGCCTTGCCCGTTGCTCTCATGCAGATGGCCGTTGAGCTTAGCCACTGCTTCCGCCAGGATCCGGCGTGGGTAGCGCCGGCCGTTGGCGTTGACCACATCGGCGGTGATGCCGATGGCCTTGACCTTGCGCCCGCCGCCGGCCTGGGTGGCCTCGGTGACGGTGAGCGCCTGTTCGGTTGTCTCGGTGAAGCGCTGACCTTTGCCCGGTTTGCCGGCAGACTCGGTGACCGGTTCGTAGGTGATAACCTGCTCAACCTCCATC